GACGTTGTGTTCCATCTGGCTGCGCCTAATCACCGCGACGAGCAGGCCTGCGCCACGTTCACCTACTTCAATGAGGACCTCGTCACCTGGGCCGACAAGCACAGCGTCCCGATTATCAACACGGCTACCTGGTGGCAGCACGCAGGTGACGAGGCTGAGCTTTTGTTTTACACCCGCACCAAGGCGGCCCAACAGCAAATGCTTGCTGGTCACACCACGCTGACGTTGTTCAGCATTTACGGCGAGGCCATACGCAGTGGTCGTGGATTCATCCCGCAACTGATTGAGCACCTGGCTGGCCGAGGCACCGTGAAGGCTGCGTCTGTTGAGCCGCGCGACTGGGTGCATGTGGACGACATCTGCCGCGCCTACATGGCGGCGATTGACGCGCCTGTTGATGTGTACGACGTGGCGACCTATTTGCCGCTTAGTCCGATGCGGTTGGCGCAGGTGTTTACCGATGACTTGATTGACGTGTGGCCTGACGACCCATCGGCCTTGTGTACCTATCCCAACAAGCGACTGCCTGGCTGGCGCGCAGAAATAGCCGTCACCCAATACATCGCGCAAGCATTACGACAGGAGGCCGCGTGAGCATCACAAACGGCTATTGCACGCTGGCTGAGATCAAGGCAGCCTTGCGCATCCCTAGCGGCGACAGCATTGACGACAGCCTGCTAGAGATGGCGGTGGAGTCAGCTAGCCGCATGATTGACGGCGAGTGTGACCGCAACTTCTATGCCGTAAATGACACCAGGGACTTTGTGCCCAGTGACGCTTTGACTGTGGACACCGACGACCTCACTGACATTACTTCAGTGAAGTTAGATGACGACGGCGACCTGGCCTTTGAGATCACGCTGCAAGCCTCGGACTACCAGAGCGAGCCAGTCAATCAGCGCGTCAGCGGCAACGCTTTTCCGATCTACCGCTTGCGCATGATCGGCGACTACCTGCTGCCGATTTGGGGCAAGCAAGCCACTGTGCGGATTGAAGGCACCTACGGCTTTACACCCGTGCCCACGCAAGTGACCCAGGCGTGCGTCATTCAGGCCAGCCGCATCTACAAGCGCTTGGACTCGCCTCTTGGCTTTGCCGGCTTTACAGATATGGGCGTGGCTCGCGTGGGTCGAGTGGACCCCGACGTGTCAATGCTGATCCGGCCCTTCAAGAAGTACGCCGCAGCATGAGCGACCTGAGCACGCTGCGCACAGCGCTGGCAAACAACTTGGCAACCATCACAGGATTGCGCACGTCCTCCATCATTCCTGACCAGGTGACGCCGCCCATTGCGGTTGTCATGCCAAACGGCATTACCTATGACCAGGCGTTCGCCCGCGCTGGCGGCGACCTGTACGAGTTCATTGTGATGCTCATTGTGGGCCGCGTGGATGAACGCAGCGCACAGAACCGACTCGACGCCTACTGCTCAGGCACGGGCGCCAGCAGCGTCAAAGCTGCAATCGAAAGTGACAAGACTCTCGGCGGCGAAGCCTTTGACTGCCGAGTGACAAACCTGCGCAACTACAACCAGGTCACAGTAGGTGACACCAACTACTTGAGCGGCGAGTTTGTCGTTCAGGTTTACGCATGAGAAAGGGCCACGAACATGGCTAAGTTTGTTCTACAAGATCCAGTGGTGGAGTTCACCCCAACGGGTGGCACCGCCTATGGCACCATCTCGGCCAACGTTGCCCAGGTGACCATTGCCCTAGAAGCCGACGATATTGAGACCACCAACTTCGGGTCAGCGGGCTGGCGCGAGCGCATTGGCGGCCTTAAGGGTGGCACGTTCTCCATGGACGTCCACCAAGACATGGCTGCCGGCAGCATCGACGAGCAGTTCTGGGACAGCCTCGGCGGCACTGCGCTGATCAAGGTTCGCCCCGGCGGCACCGCAGCTGTGGACACGTCCAATCCCTCGTTTGATTTCACCGTGATGGTTTCCGCCATCAACCCGGTGGATGGGGCCGTGGGCGATCTCAGCACGCAGTCCATCTCGTGGCCGATCACTGGCGAGGTCACCCGCACGACCACCTAACCATCAACCCATTAGCCCTCCCAACCAAGGAGTCCTGCAATGAAGATGCAATTACGTGTCACCTACAACGACGGGGCGGGCGCAGACGTAGAAGTTGCTGCGCCCGACCTCGTCGCATTTGAGCGAGAGTTTGACCGCTCGGTTGCGCGCTTTGAGTCTGAGGTCAAGTTCACCGACCTGGTGTGGCTGGCTTGGCATCGACTTAAGCGCGACGGCAAGGCTGCTGATTTTGATGCCTGGCTAGACACAGTGGACGGCATCGAGGTTGCCGACGTTGGCGAGCCGGCCCCTTTGGACAAGACAGCGCAACCTTCCACATAGCGCACCTGGCCTACGAGTACCACATAGCGCCAAGTGAATTGCTAAAGGAATCACCGCGCATGTTGGTAACCATGCAGCGATACCTGCGCTGGAGAAACGTGCAAGAGCGTGATGCAGCGAAAGGTAACCGCTGATGGTGATGGACGTGAAGGTGGAAGGCGCCGCTTCCAAAATTGACGCGCTGATGAAGTTTGATAAGACCGCTTGGCGCAGCGTGCAAAAGGGTGTCAAGGAAGCCACTGCCGAGGTGACTGCTGAAGCGCAGCGCTTAGTGCCCCCCATGGGCATTGTTGGATTGCGGCGTGGCGCTGGCTGGGGTCAATGGACGTACAGCCGCGACGGTCGTGACTTGTCCTATCGGCGCGGCGATTTCAAGTTTAAGACTCGTTTTCGCTCGCGCCGCGTCCAAGGTTTTCGTGAGGTGCAAGGGCGCGCACAATTAGATACATCCAGCCCAGCCGTAGCAATTTTCACCTTGGCTGGCAGCAAGAACAAGAGCGGCCACCCTTTCAATACCAACATCAACAGCCAAACGGGCACCCGAGAGGGCGCCCGCAATGTCGGCATGTGGCCTCGATTGCTGACCCCGGCTTACTACGCCAAGGGACCAATCGCAGCCAAGACCATCGGCAAACTCATTGAGGACGCCGTCAAAGACGTGAATAGAGCCTGAGAGGACGGCAATGGCGCAAAACAACATTGACGTTGTCGTCAAGGGTGACTACACCGACAAGCACATCAAGCGCGCCATTGGGGACCTGCAGAAGTTGCAGGCCGCCAGCATGTCTTTGGGTGGCCGCGTCAGCAAGATGGGCGAACAGGTCCAGCAGTTTGGCGACAAGATGGCCAGGGCTGGCAAGTCGCTAACTGTCGGTGTCACGCTGCCCATCGTTGGCGTCGGCGTGGCGGCCACCAAGATGGCTATGGACTTTGACACGTCCATGACCAAGATGGTGTCGCTGGTCGGCTTGACCCGCGATGAAGTTGATGGGATGCGCAAGGACATCATCACGATGGCCTCGCAGTACGGCAAGAGCGCCGACGAGGCAGCCGATGCGATGTTCTTTATTACATCAGCGGGCCTGCGTGGCAGTGACGCCATGGAGACGCTGGAAGCATCCCTCAAGGGTGCAGCCATCGGCCTGGGTGATGTGCAGACCATCGCCGACTTGAGCACCTCAGCAATGAACGCCTACGGCGCAGAAACCCTGTCGGCCACCGAGGCCACGTCAATCCTGCGCACCGCCGTTGAGCAAGGCAAGCTGGAGTCAAGCGCCTTGGCTGGCGCTATGGGTGAAGTGTTGCCGTTGGCTAGCGCCCTAGGTGTTGGCTTTGATGAAGCCTCAGCAGCCATGGCAGCGATGTCGCGCACGGGCACCAACGCCTCTCAGGCATCCACGCAGCTCACCGCCATATTCAGCCAGCTAGTTAAGGAGACACCCAAGGGGCGCAAGGCCCTTGAGGATGTCGGCTTGTCCTATGAGGGCATCCGCAAGCAGATCAAAGAAGAAGGTTTGCTGGTTGCGCTGCAGGACATCACCAAGGCTTTCGGTGACGACACCATCGCCACCGCCGAGTTGTTCGGCAACAAGCGCGCCCTCGTCGGTGTCATGGACATGCTCGGTGCCGGCGCGGAAACCACTGAGGACATCTTTGGCGCGCTGGCTGCGACTACCGCCAACGACCTCAAC